GCAAACGACAATCCTAGAATTCGACAAGCCTTCTCGTAACGGCGAACATCCGACGATGAAGCCAGTTGCGCTTTTTTTTTTTTTTTTGCTTAACAACACCAAGGGCGGCGACATAGTATTGGATAGCTTTGGTGGGTCTGGTACGACAATGATTGCAGCGGAAAAGAATGGCAGGGTGTCACGGCTTATGGAGCTCGATCCTAAGTATTGCGATGTGATCGTTAAGCGCTGGCAAGAGTTTACAGGCAGTAAAGCCACACTAGAAAGTGATGGTTCAACATTTGATAGTAAGGTTCCTACATGAATGGCGTTTGCACTAGGTGGGCTGTTGTGCATTTGCATGATGGAATGCCTGTTGAGGGCACTCTTTACACGCACAAGGCCAAGGCCAATAAGCGAAAGGCTAATTGCGCAAGGCCTGAAAAATTCGAAGTTGTTGAGCTTGCAGTTATGCCTTTGGCGTTGGCTCATAAATTGGTTGAGCTTCTTCCTGGTTAAGGAATAAAAATGGGTAGGCCATCATATAAGCCGACAGATAAGGATCGGGCTCAAGTAAAAATGCTTTCCGGTATGGGGGTTACTTCTGAAGATATTGCTTCAGTAATAGGAATATCAGAGCCAACATTAAGAAAGTATTTTTCTGAGGAGCTTCGTGTTGGATTTATTCAGGCTAATGCGCAAGTTGCGCAGAGCTTATACAAGCAGGCGACAGATAAAGATAAGCCTAACGTGATCGCTGCGATATTTTGGTTGAAGACTCGCGCTGGCTGGAAAGAAGCAAAAGACGTTGAGCTTGGGAAGAAAGAAATTAAGCAGCAATCAGCAGGCGAGGTGACGAAGGGTAGATTTTCTCCTAGTGCACCGCCAAAGCTTATCGCTGCAAATGGCAAGAAGATTTAATGGAATGGTCAACTGCCTGCATTGATTGGGAAAAGCGCCTAATCAATCACGAATCAATTATTCCGGCTCCAATATTTGAAGATCAGGCCGCGCAAGCGTTAGCGATTTTCAAGGAGCTGCGGGTAAGCGATTTGCCCGGCAGACCGAAACTTGGCGAGTGCTCTGATCAATGGGTGTTTGACTTTGTTTCAGCGATATTCGGAGCTTATGACGCAGAGACAGGAAATCAACTGATACGCGAGTTTTACTTGCTGATTTCCAAAAAGAATACCAAGTCCACAATCGCGGCGGGAATTATGCTGACTGCGGTCATTCTGTGTTGGCGCGAAGATGAAGAGCATTTGATCCTTAGTCCGACTAAGGAAGTGGCCGACAATGCATTCAAGCCAGCAGCGGGGATGATTCGCGCTGATGAAGAATTGGCGGCATTGTTTCAGGTCCAAGACCACATCAGAACAATCACTCATCGAGTGACGAAGGCGACTTTGAAAGTAGTTGCGGCTGATACTGATACGGTATCGGGCAAGAAGTCGGGGCGCGTCCTGGTTGATGAACATTGGCTATTTGGTAAACGGGCCAATGCGGAATCAATGTTCATGGAAGCGTTAGGCGGTCAAGTATCGAGAAACGAAGGTTGGGTGATTTACCTGACCACGCAAAGCGATGAGCCGCCAGCGGGTGTTTTTAAAGAAAAGTTGCAGTATTACCGTGATGTTCGTGATGGAAAAATAGACGATAGGAAATCTTTACCTGTTCTCTATGAGTTTCCCGAATCAATGGTGAAGTCTAAAGCCTACGAAGATCCGAAGAATTTTTATATCACCAACCCAAACATGGGGCGGTCTGTTAGTGCCGAATGGCTTGAAGACCAATTTAGAAAGAACAAAAGCAAGACTGATGGAGCTTTTCAGCAGTTTCTTGCAAAGCATTTAAACGTTGAAATCGGCATGAATCTGCGCTCTGATCGTTGGGCTGGCGCTGATTTCTGGTTGCAGCAAGAAGATAAAACAATCACTTTGCAATCGCTTATTGAGCGCTGTGAAGTAATTTGCCCTGGCATTGATGGCGGTGGCCTTGATGACTTACTTGGCGTAACAGTAGGCGGCAGAGAGAAAGAAACTCGACGCTGGCTTACTTGGTCGCATGCTTGGGCGCATCGGTCTGTTTTAGAGCGCAGGAAGTCAGAGGCTTCAAAGTTTGATGACTTTGTGCGTGAAGGCTCTTTCACTATTGTTGAAAACGTTGGTGACGACCTTGCAGATGTAGCGGAAATAATGTCGATGATTTATGAGTCTGGAAAACTAGACAAAATTGGCACTGATCCTCATGGATTGGGCGGCATTCTTGACGCACTGGCTGAGGCAGGCATACCAGAAGATAAGATTATTGGCATTTCGCAGGGCTGGAAACTCGCTGGCGCTATTAAGACAGCAGAGCGAAAACTTGCTGAAAAAGTGTTATGGCATAGCGGCACATTGCTCATGGCTTGGTGTGTCGGCAATGCGAAAGTTATTCCGCAAGGTAATGCGGTAAATATTACAAAACAGGTTTCTGGATCAGCAAAGATTGATCCTTTGATGGCCTTGTTCAATTCAGTGACGCTCTTGTCATTGAATCCTGAATCTGAAGAAATCACGCAGGGATTCATTAGCTTATGAACTTATTTGATGTGTTAGATGCCACCAAACATTGGCGGCAGGATTCTGCACGCCCATCGGTTAGTAATGTCTCCTATTCTGATGCTGTTATGGAGTCGTTCGGCGTTGCTCCGAGTGGTGCTGCCGTGACTGCTACATCAGCAATGCGGGTTTCTGCGGTTGCAGCTTGCGTTGCAAAAATTGCTGGCGCTATTGTCTCCATGCGCATCAATTCCTACCGTCATAATGGCGGCAGCGTTCCTGAAATCCTTCCACGCGATGACCTCTGGTATAAATTAAACGAACAGCCTTCAAGCATGTTTACGGCTGCTGCGTTCTGGGAAAGTGTCACGATGTCGCAACTTTTGCGCGGTGATGCCTTTGCCTTGATTCGTAAAAACATGGCAGGCCAAGTCAAAGAACTTCTTTTCTTGCCGTGGGGTTGCGTTTCTCCAGTTCGTCAAAATGGCGCTGTTCGTTATTACGTCAACATGCCAAGCCACGGAATTTCAACATGGTTCGAACCTTCTGAGATTCTTCACTTTACCGGCTTGGGCTTCGATGATACGACTATGCGATCAATGTCCGTTATCCAATACGGCGCAAGGGGCGCAATCGGCAATTCGCTTGCCATGACGGAATATGCAGGTAAATTCTTTGATGGCGGCGCTCATCCTTCTATGGTCCTAAAGGCTAAAGGGAAAATGAGTGAGGATACGATCAAGAATCTTCAAAATGCTTTTGTTCGCAAATATGCAGGCATTTCAAACGCTCATCAATTGCCTCTAGTTCTCACAGATGGCATTGAGGCCGACAAGATCAGCATTTCTGCTGCTGACGCTCAATTGATCGAAGGCCAAAAATTCAACGTTCTGGACATTTGCCGCGCTTTTGGTGTGCCTCCTCACATGGTAGGCGAAACAAGCGGCTCCACATCTTGGGGCTCTGGCCTTGAATCAATGGGCCGTGGCTTCGTTCAATATACCTTGCAATCTTGGCTCATTAAAGATGAGCAAGAGCTAAACAGAAAACTTTACCCTCGCGATTCAGGAAAGTTTGTCGAATTTGACCGTGATGCACTTATTGAGGGCGATCTTGCTGCTCAGGGTGACTATTACCGTAAAGCGTTGGGCGGCCCAGGCTCGGGTGATGCCTGGATGACGCTTAACGAGGTTCGCAAACGCAAGCGCCTTGCGCCAATTGTTGGTGGTGATGTTCTTTTCAAGGCTGTCGGAAATCCAGTATCAACAGATGGAAACCCAAAATGAAACATATTCACAAGCTCTATGCTGACAATAAAGCGCTAATCAATAAGCCGCTTAATTTCACAAAGACAGCAACGAATGAGAAATCTTTTGATGCTGCTCTCTATATCTACGATGTTATTGATGGCTATTTTGGCGTAAATGCGCAATCAGTTGCAGAGGCAATCAACAACGCTCAAGGCGCTGACACTCTGCATGTATATATCAATTCTCCAGGCGGCGATGTGTTTGAGGGTCGCGCAATCATGGCTGCCTTGCGTCGAGTCGATGGTAAGACTGTGGCCCACATTGACTCACTGTGTG